GACGAACCGCAAGATTCAAGCGGAGTGGGAAATTTTTGGGCGGCCGGAAAACTTCACGGTGCGGCGCAATATGAGCCGCATGGAAGCCTTGCGCATCCTGGAAGCCTCGGCCATCCGGGATGGCGCGATTCTGCTCCGGCATTACCGCGGCTTTCCCAAAAACAAGTACGGCTATGCGGTGGACCTGGTGGAAAGCGACCGTTTGCAGGACAGTTACATGGGCAAGGCGCCGACCACGGGCAATGCCATCCGGTTCTCGATTGAATTGGACCAATGGAACGGCCCGGTGGCGTACTGGCTGTTGACCCGGCATCCGGGCGAGGTGTTCCAATACAACGGCCGGCAGCAGGCCAACACTTTCCGCGAGCGGGTGGAGGCGGATGACATCATCCATTACAACAACCTGCGGGATCGCGCCGGCCAGACGGTCGGGTTCACGGAACTGGATTGCATCGTGCAACAGTTGCATCGCGACCGGCAGTATGACATCGCGCTCACCTACGCCGCGATTGCGAGTTGCTGCAAGCCGTTTTGGATCAAAAAGGAGTATCCCACGGGGATGCAATACACCACGGAGCAACTGGAGCAACTGGCCGGCGCGGGATTCAGTTCCGGGCCGCTCGGGGTGACGCCGGGAACGGGTGCGGGCAACGATGGCGTGGCCACGCAACAACGCCTCGGCTTGCGCACGAACGTTTTGACGCCGGCCAACACCGAGGTCATGGATTACGGCCAGAGCTTGATGCAGTTGGACCCCAAATTCCCCATCGAGGCGGCCAGCGAGTTCAAAAAGGACAATCTGCGCGCGGCTGGCATCGGGGCGGGGCTGGCGTATCAATCCGTTTCCGGCGACCACCAAAACCTCGGCTTTGCGGCGGCGCTGATGTGCAAGACGCCGGAACAGGAAAATTTCAAGGTCCGGCAGAACAATTTCATCGAAGTGGTGATGCGCCCCCTGTTCCGCGAGTGGCTGCGTTACGCCATCCTGTCCGGCGCGTTGGACCTGTCACTTTCGCGGGTGGAGGAATACGTCAACGCGGCGAGTTTCAAGCCCAAGCGCTGGGCATTCGTCAATCCGCTGGTGCAGGCGCAAACGTTGATTCTCATGCTCACCAACGGGTTGATGTCGCCGCAACAGGTGCAGGATCAGTTGCCCGATGGCGTGACCATCGAAACGCTTTACGCCATGATCGCCGAGGCCAAGGCGGAACAGGAGAAGCATGGCTTGCAATTCGCCGCCGACCAAATCACCCGCCCCACGCCCGCGGCGGCGGAGGTGGAGGCGGAAGAACCTGGAGCGGATGCCCCCAAGAAAACCAAAACCACCAACCCGGTGCGCCGACCGGAGAACGGCCACCATCGCAACGGAAAAATCGGACTGGAAACCTTGTTGTTGCTGAATGGAGACGGGCGCTGAAATGCTTTTGGCTTGCCGGCCAATCCCCCGAACTGGCCGGGACAGTAGCCGTGAGTCTGTTGCGCGGTGCGTCGCAATGGTTTTGCATGTTGGCCATTGCGGCAATCTTTCGGGATTGAGCCGGCCAGTCCTCCGCCACCACGGCGCCGGCACTTTTTGACAGCCGCCCAAAAGCGATGAAGCACGACGAAGATGCGGTCGAGGAACTGGCGGCCGAGCTTTATGAGGCGTACAGCGCGGCGGTGGGCGGGGTGGCGTTCAACGGCGAACCGTTGCCCGATTGGGAGGAGTTTTGCGCGGAGCACCGCAAACAAAAGCAGGTGGACGCCTGGCGGGCGGTGGCCCGGCGCGCGGCGGAATTGAGCGAGTGAAAAATAATTACACCAATCGGGCGATTTTGCGCTCAGAAAAACACCGCGCCCGGGCACGGAGATTGGTTGACTTGGCCAATCGAGTGAATGGCCAATACAGCCAAAAACCTGTTTCGCACACTCGACATAGCGCGCGAAAAGATTGACGCCGAAAAGCGCACGGTCGAGTTGGCGTTTTCTTCAGAAACACCAGTGGAACGCTGGTGGGATGAGATGGAAATTCTTTCCCACGACGATGGGAAATACGATCTCACACGGCTGAACGATGCCGCCCCGCTTCTTCTTAATCACGATACCGACCAGCAGATCGGGGTGGTCGAAAGCGCCCGGGTTGACGCCGACCGTGTTGGTCGCGCCATTGTCCGGTTCGGAACGTCCCCACTAGCAGAGGAAATCTTCAAGGATGTCTGCGATGGCATCCGCAAAAAAGTGTCGTTTGGGTACTCGCACACCGGACTTATCAAGTCCGAGGACAAGAAAGGCCAGAAGCGCCGCGCGTGGTATTCCTGGAGTGCCCACGAAATCACCATCACCCCAGTTCCAGCGGATAACTCGGTCGGAGTCGGGCGCAGCGTCCAGTCTCCGGTTGACTCCGCCCCGCAGGTAGATGTCACGAAACTGACGCCCGAACAAAAGCAACTTTTACGATCCCAGCTTATGAGCGAACAAACCTCCACCGTTCAAGTCGTTGACGAAGCGAAACTGCGCGCGGCCGAAACCGCGGCACGCGAATCCGCCGCGGCGGATTACAAAAAGCGCGCCAAGGACATCACCGAGATTGCCGACGGCTTCATCAAGGATCACGGCAAGAAAAACGGTGGCAAGCTGGCCGAGCAGATGCGCAAGCTCGCCAATGAAGCGCTGGCGGGCGACATGACGCTCGACGCCTTCAAAACCCGCTGCCTGACCGAAGTGGTGGCGGCCAAGCCCGCCGCGCCGGTGTTGATCGCCGATGTCGCCAACGGCGAGGATGTGTCCAGCTACTCCATGCTGCGCGGCATCCAATCCTGCATCGCCCGCAAGAGCAACATCCCGGAAGGGTTGGAGGGCGAAATCCATCAGGAAATTTTGAATCGCGCCAAGCGCGATGGCGGCCTTGGTTACGAGGCGGAAGGTTTCCAAGTTCCGGCAGATGCGCCCATGCGCGTGGGGCCGAACCTTACCCGCAGCCAGAAAATGCAGCGCGACATGCAGGCCACCGTGTTCAACGCGGGCGGCGCGTTTGTGCCGACCCAGTTGCTCGTGCCGATCATCGAACTGCTGCGCAACCGGATGATTCTCGACAAGGTGGGTGTCCGCACGATGGCGGGTTTGCAGGGCAACATCGTTCTGCCCCGCCAGGAAGCGGCGGCCACGGCGTATTCGGTTTCGGAAATCGGCCTGCTCACCGCCAGCCAGCAGGTGCTCGGCCAGATTGCGCTCACCCCGAAACGGGTCGGCGCCACGCAAGCCTACTCGAAACAGTTCGTCATGCAGTCCACCCCGGACGCCGAAGCGTTCATGCGGGACGACTTGTTCAAGGTGATTGCGCTGGCGTGGGATCGCCTCGGTCTGAACGGCCAGGGCGCGGCCAGCGAACCGCTGGGCATTATGAACACGCCCGGCATCGGCAGCGTCACCTTTGGCGCCACTCCGACGTATGCCAAGATTGTGGCGTTTGAAACCGCCATCCGCGCGGCCAATGTCACCGACCCGCTGTGCTACATCAGCACGCCCACGGTCAAGGGCACGCTGAAGATCACGCCCGCCACGCTCACCGGCTCGACGGTGGTTTCCGGTGCGTCCAACGCCCTCTGGACCGGCAGCGGTGACGTGGGCGAGATGAACGGCTATCCGGCTTACGACACGAATCAAGTGCCGAACAACTACGTCATTGCCGGCGCGTTCAACCAACTCATCCATGCGCTGTGGGGCGGCATGGACGTGGTGGTGGATCAAGTCACCAAGGCGGCCAACGCGGAAATCGTCATCACCATCAATACCTGGGGCGATTACGCCGTGCGCCATCCGCAGGCATTCGTCGTCAGCGCCGATGCCGGCAACCAATAAGCGTTTCGCAAACCCGAACGAACCACACATAACGACATCATCACCATGAATCCAAATCGCACTTTCCGCCGCCTGCCGGTTCTCCTCCTCGCCTTCGCCTTCGCCCTGCTGGCAGTTTTGCCGGCGCGGGCGCAATTCTTCGGCGAGTATCGCTCGATTCAACTGGTCAAGCCCACGCTCATCATCGGCGCGGCCTCCAGCCTGGTCAGCAATGCGCCCGTGGATTTGCGCGGTTACGAGGGCATCGCCACCGTCACCATCTTCTCCGGCACGAACGCCGCCGGCGGCACTTGCACGCTCACGCTGCAAACCTCCACCGACAAAACGAATTGGACCAGTCTCTCCAATTACGCCCTCTATTCGGCCGCCAACGTGATTTACACGAACACGTATTACGGCACGAACGATCTCACGGCTACGAACACCTTTTTCCTGCCCGGCACGATCACCAGGCCCACGGCGGCCACGGCGGGTTGGGCCACTCCCTATCTGAGCCCGGCTTTGTTCACCAACTCGGGCACGATCAATGTGGCCACCAACGGCATCCAGGTCATCGCCTACAACGTCCAGGATGCGCCCCGCTATTTGCAGGCCCTCTGGACCACCGGCGGCACGACCACGAACATCTTCGTGGGCGCGGTGGTGAACGCGCGCAAACAGCAATTCGCCTAAGCGACACCAACCCAATCCTGAAGCACTCGCACCAATATGAAATTGATCGCACTCAAGGACTTTCGGAACGTTCAAGCGCTCGGCATCCGCAAGCATGACGACGCCAACAGGAACAACCAGATTGACAAGGGTGAAACCCTGGAAATCGGCACGGGCAAAACGTTCAAGGACCTGAACAACCACGAGAAAAACCTCGTGGCCAGCCTGACCGTGGCGAGTTGCGTGGGCGACGCGGCGGACAAAAAGGTGGTGGAAGCCGTCGAGGCGGAAGTGGCCCTGGACCGCAAGCGCGAAGCCGCGGCGGCCAAGGCGGCGGAAGCCTCCAATAACTCGGCGCTCGTGGCGCAACTGCTCGAAACGCTCAAGGCCAAGCCGGGCGCCGCGAAATAATTTGTGTTGGGTTGGACTGGTTCACCCGTTGCGTCGCCCTCTCCCGGCGCAAC